TGACCCAGATGATGGGTGATCAATTTTATTATTTGAAAACAAACGTAATTTTAGGAGTTCTTCTTCAACCAATAACTCATTCCAATACCCGCGCAATCGACCATCATAAATAGCAGATGTTAGGGTATCATAATCTGTTTTTTTAACGCTGTGAAAATCAGCGTTTATGGCTAATGATCTTAAGCTTTGTATCATTTCAATAGATTGCCATCTGTCAAATGTAACTTTAGCCACATCAAATTTTTTACATAAATCAATAATTAATTGTCGAATTGCAGAAAAATTAATTTCTTGATTCATACCGGCCTCCCAAGAATAAACTAAATCAACATTGATTACCGGAAGCTTTTCCGAGCCATTTAAAGTTTTGACTTCCTTTAATCCAGGAGAATGAACTAATGCTAATGCAGCTCTATCTCTTTTAAGAGCTAAGTCAACATGAATAAATCTAATATGTTGATCTGTACTATTAAACCATTTTTTAAATGTACCATCTTCATTAGTTGGGTCTTCACCATATGTAAAGGCTTTTCTAACTAGATCTGGATCTCTAAAGTATGCGTCTTCCATATTCGGTGGATTACATTCAAATCTTGCTGCCGCTTCAACCGGATTTCTAACATATTCAGATTCCAATTGCTCTCTCTTAATCGTTGGATTTACTTCCCAAGTAGCAGCTTTTATAAACCAAGTTTTTGGCTCTTGTTTTTCTCGAGCTCCATAATAACGCTGCTCAATAAAATCACCTCTGTATCGAGGGAATGACAAAAGAATTACTTTACCGACTTCTGGGAAACGAGACATAACAGATAATTTACTCATATTATAAATTGCTGACGCAGAACCCTTTGACCTAATTTCTCCTTTTAATTCCGCATCTGTTTTAAAAGCCGCAATTTCATCCAATACCACAGTCAATACTTCATATCCTTCCCAACCTTCACTTTCAGAGTGACCTGAGAAACATCTTACTGGTCTTGAAAAGAAAAATATTTCTGAAACTCTTGGTTCAAATCCTACTTCATTAAAGTATGGAGACTGCAACAAAAGATTTTTCAATGGCTCAAAGAAAACCCTTTGCGCTTGCTGCGCATTTACGGCAAGGTTTAGAAGATCTATATATACTCCATGCGCTTTACCGAAATAATTTAGAGGATCCCTTAAACAATGGAGTAGGTACGCTGTATAAGCGATTGAAATTCTTGAACAATGATCTTTCCCTGAACCTTTGCCCAACATGCAAATAACTTCATTATCAGTATATTTTTTATAATGTTCACGCCCTGCTTTCTCCCCGTGTATAGATAGCAGTGTCTTTTCTTTAAATATTTGTGTACTGTGTTTTACAATTTCTTCTTGTATATCTGACAAGGGTGGTAATCCTAAATATTTTTTATCCTGAACAAATACTTGAATTGGCACAGGCGTTTCAATAAGATCATCTTGACGCAAAAGACGATCAAAATCATTAAATTCTAAATTTAGCCCAACAAAATCCGACATAATCTGCTAATCTATTATACACTATGAAACCTTACCCGGATGTAACATTACTCGTGTGTAATTTTACAAATTTGAAACCTTACGCGCACGTAAGTTTACAAATCAGGAGCAGGTAAGCATTTTACACCTTTATGTGAGACATTTTCCGTCTCTTTATGTAAACTTTTTTCCGTCTCTTTAGTCAGCCCCGTCAACATCCATAATTTCAAAAGCAATCTCTAACTCTCTCCTAACTTCTTCAGCAATTTGTGGATGTTTGGCAATAACATCCCGTAAGACTTTAGACAAAATTTGATTTACATTTTCAGCCTTTTGCATTCGAGAAATGTATTGGGCATCAGCCTGATTGCCACCCATTAACTTGTGTAACTGAGCTTTTTTAGTTGCAATTTCCCCAGCTAACTTAATTGCTTGTATCCTTGCAGGAACCATGCCATGATCTGTTGCTATATTTATTGTTTCCCACGCTTCTTTACTTAACTGATCAAACTCCTGAAGCGCCTTAATTGTATTAAATTGTATTTTTTCAAGAAAGTATGGGTCAATTTCCGCCTGCCTATTTAATATTTTTCTATACTCAGCAATCATTTCCTTGGTGCGCTCAAGTGGCGCATTCATCAAAGAACTAATTTCGTGAAAAGAATAACCCTTGACATGAAGCAACCCGGCCTGCTCAATGTCAGCCAGTTCATCAATAATGGTTTTTTCAGCAGGTACTAATTCTGTACTAACTGGCTCAATCTCTGTCATTTATTCCTCTTCTTTAGGGAACCTCAACTCGAGCTTAACAGCTTTTGCTTCCTTATCCAGTCTATCATATTCATAGCCATGCATCTTAATATACTGCACTCTATAATTAAACCAGCCCTCAACACCCATCCAAAATTTTTTATCGGTTGTCTCCTCTAACTGAATTAACTCTTCATCAGTCAAAAGAAAACTTAAAACGCCTAAAGGCATATAAACAACCATATTGTAGCCCTGGTCTTTATCAGAAGAATATTCCTTCAAAAAGTCTTGGAAAGCCGTAATGACTCTCTTAACACCATCGCCTGCAAAATAATCAATGTTCCCGTTAGCATTTCTAATCCTAGGGCAATAATCATCTACATGTGTTACTGTTCCAAACGTCCTACAGACCATTGGCCTGTAACGATAAATGGTGCATCCACCCTTGTAGAAAGCGCAATGTCTTTTGGTTACGCCACCCGGCTCCCAATCAGAGTCATACATTGCTTCTTTTAGATTATTTACAACTTCCTCCATCCACTCATCGGCAGCCTGCTGCCCCTTATCTTCGTAAGTTAGATAATATTGCTGACGCAGATTAAAAGCAATGTTTGCACATTCTCCCATGTGGATATTCAGTCCAATCCGGCAACAGTTGCCAGAGCCCAAACACTTATATTGAGTTGCATTTTGTTTTGCTTCAATAACCCTAACTTGATTATAAATCATATCTAAGGTTGCAAAACTTGTAATATCTTTTACACTTACACTTCTTCTCATTGATCTCATTGCCCTCTAATCTCCTTTTTTCTTTGCCTTACTCTTTTTTGTATTTCTCTCTTGCGCTCATTGGCAGCTTTTTGAGCAGCAGATTGAGGTCTCCTCATGCTGGTTGCAGACAAATTTCTACCCTTGCCTCTAAATTTAAGAAGATCGTACTTCTTTACCCAGTTATAAATTGCCTGCGGGGTGACTTCAATATTGTAAGTATTTTTTAAGTGTTTGCAAATGTCTGTCAAGTTCATCCTTCTTTTAACATACATTTCGTATAGAAAAGCTTTGTCCTTGTATGGCTCACTTTGCATTTGATTCCTCTAAAACTTTCTTACAATACCAAAGACCAATTCCTGCTGCATCTATAATATCATCATCCTTCAGATATTCTGGTATATCCGTAAAGTAATTTTTTACAATTTCTTGCACCCGGCGCTTTCTTTCTTTTTTTAATTTAATAGCAAGAGAGCCTTTTTGTCCGTCATTAGCAATAATTTCTTGTTCTTTTTTATTTAAATTTTTGTACCCAATGCCAGATTTCCAAACTAATGGATTCACATCTGTGACTTGACAGCCAAAGTTATTTAACACTCCCCAGGAATATCCTATAATGTAGGAAATAACTCTACTTGTTTCAAAGTTTTGCACATAAATTGACTGCTCAATGACTGCAATACTTGGTTTATATTTTTTATAAACAATTTTAAGTTCTTTATCAATAACAGAAAACTTTGCTGATGCCCCTTTGTATTCTTTGTAATTAATTTTTCCACAATCAAAAATAGATATCTTAGATTGTTTTATATCATAAATAACCCAAGCCAAAGAATGAGATGCCGGATCAATTGATATGATTCTTGAATTTTTAACTGATGCCACAAGATTTCCAATTGTCATATTTATTCGCCGCGGGCTTGTTTTTCCGACCATCCCCATGACATAAGCCGCTTAATATATCTTTCTCTCTTACAATTTTCACAAATTTTTTCTTTATTGTAGCGAGAAAGAACGGTTCCGCATTTTGGAGTTTTGCAGATCCGTTTTTTATTTTTATTATTTTTCTTTTCATAATAGTTTGCAAGAAGATTTTTGTTTGTAACAATTCTTCTACACTCTGGAGAGCAATAGACAGCATTATATACTTTTGCTACAAAAACCTTACCACATTCCGGATTAGAACATTTCTTCTTTTCCTTTTTGTACATTCTCCGACCAACATAAAGCAGCCAGATCGCAAGAACTGCAGTTTGCTGATGTTCTCTTGTATGGGCGCTCAGGTATCTGATTATTCAGATAATTGTTATAAATTTCTGTGTATTTTTTAAATAGTTTTGTAATAAATTTTTCGTCTTTTTCAATGTAAATTGGTAAAATTTCTTGATTGTTTTTATTTTCGTAAATTACATACCCAGAATCAAGATCTAAGCACTTCATATAGATTTGAGCCTGTCTGTAATGCTCATCTTTTGGTTTATTATAGAGTTTTCTGTAATGGAAGCCCTCAGAACTAATTGATTTTAATTCAATCAGTTTTCGACCACCCCATTCTATGATACCATCTGCTGTACCCTCAATTGGTGGAGAATCATACTTTACAGGTATTTCTTCTTCTAACAAGACACCCATATCTCTAAAATAACTATAAAGTCTATTGTGAACCGAGTGTCCATTGTCAAAAATTCTATATGTTTGTGGACTAAAAGATGATGTCATTTCAACGCCAGAAAATAAATAATACCAATATCTAGAGCATTGATTTGTGTAACTTGGATGAAAGCCACTAACTTGTTTAAATGTAGGCTTATTTCTTTTTTCTAAATGCTCATCTATGCCCTCAACAAGCGTTTTTC